GCCATGTATTCCTCCGGTTAAGCTATTTCTTAATAAGCTGTCGGAGAGATTCACTCCAAGTCCTTCCTTGTAAAACTTCTTCCTTGGCATTAGAACGTCCCCCTCCGTCAGAAGAAATAGCATTTAGTTTCTCCTGTGTTAGTGGTTTCTTTCCGTTCCTACTTTTCGCCAAGAGAGCTTGCTCGTATTCTTCATCAGGAGTTTCCTGCATAATTATCTTAGATATAGATACATTAGGATATTTAAGAGATATATCTACTATCTTATCTCTGTATTTCTCCACAAAGTCCTTTCCCAATTTAGCAGTAAAGGTGGTATCAAGTTCAGAGTTAATCTCCTTTTGACGGGAGGTAACAGCAGAACCGCTTACCATCTTTAAAACATTTTCAAGGTCATCAATCTTTTTTTGAAGACCCTTGTAATTGGTTTCTTCTAAGATAATCGTCCTCATCTGCTCTAACGCAGGGCGTTGAGAGTAATCAGACTCGGATATTAACTTGTCCAGAGTTTTAACAGCCTCTTTCTTATCGCCTACGACCTGTGCAGGATTTTTCTTCTGCTGGGCGTAAGAGCGTAGCTGTGCTTCACTTTCCTGAACGGTCAAGCCTTCAGATTGTAGCCAATCAAGAGTTTTCTCTAAAGCGGCGACTTTCTGAAACTTCGGCTGATAACCTTTTTCAAGAAGCTTTGCCTTCAGTTCAAGTTTCTCCTTAATACGGGGTCTATCTTGTTCTGGTATGTCGCTGATATCAATACCAGCAACGTATTCAGGCGTTCCACCAGCGTCCGTTTCGCCTGACTTGTCATTAGACAATTCTGATTGGTTTGTATTGTTGGAGTCTTGGGGTTTAGCCTGAGCTTCCCCTATGACTTCGTTCAATACTCCTTTCAGGTTTTTATCTTCACCTGACATGGTTCACAACCTTTCTTTAGCTTTTGTTCGGTCCTTTTCCATCTCCAACTGATTTACTAAATACTGACAAATTCTGTTCTCCAGCCTGCATCCATACATTGCCTTCATTGTCTGTCGGTGTAGTAATACAGGTATGGTCGCCGCCTGGTTTGAAACCATCTGCCCTCGGCATTTTTCTTAGTGCTGGACTAATTTTTTCTGCCATATGCCCTCCTTCCTTTTAGAATTTTCTACGTTTAGATGCTTTGCCTACGGTAGTCCCATAAGTGTGGTCAACACCCTCCTGATTATGATTAGGTGGTTTGCCATATTGTTTACAACCTTTTTTACTGTGACTTGTAGGAGTCCCTAACACTCCGTCCTTATCTCCGTTTTTATCGTTCCAAAACTTTCCATCTGCTTGGCTATGCGGTGTGGTAATGTGTTTGTAACTTTCAGGATTTGCAAATACTCCCCCTTTAGCAAAATTCTTTTCTACTGGTTGAATTGTATCTGGCATTATTTTACCCTCTTTCCTGTCATGCCCGTTTTAAATAACGGGGTCATGTCACTTTCGTTGTACCCAAGGAATACTCCTGCACCCTGACGAGCTATAGTTTCAGAAGTTTCCCATTTCTTATCATCGGCTTTGCCTTTGACTCTTAGAGCATTTTGACTAACAAAATTTTGGTCCCACCCGCTTAAAGAACTTAGACTATTCTTTGACTTGACTGGCTTGCCTTGGTTATTCATGTCGTATGGCATATTATCTCCTTTTTAAAAGTTTCCCGTTAAGACCTTTAGATTTAAGCTCGCTACGAACTTCCCTTACTATTTCTTCACGAGGCGTTGTCTTAAACTGTCTTTTCTTTTCAAAACTATTCATTATTTCCTGTTTAGTTCTTGACTGTTGAAAGTTGTCGGTAAGACCTAAAGACTTTATGTGTCTTTGCCATTGGCGTTTGCTTTCAAACTTTATCGGCTTACCGGTTGTGTGGATGTCGGTAAAACAATAGAGTCGGTCTTTGTTAGTCATAAAATTGGCTTCACTAAAGTCCGTCGTCTTTGCAGGAATTTTAGTAAAACAATCATGACAGATTATCTTCCCGTTGTGTTTATAAATAACCTCAAATAAATCCTTGTGACACTTCTCACAGTTAGTATGGACTACGCTGTAAGTTGCTACCGAGAATGTTTTATTCTGCCAATCGTTTCCTGGACTCATAACGGTGCTTTGCTCCCTGGTCCTGCGTTGTGTGCCTGTCCTGAAATGCTTGCGTTAGAGGGCATACCCTGACGAGCTATCTCAGGGTTGGTTGATTGCTTAGGTGGTCTTGTATCTCCTGACTGCGGTGCACCCTGTTGTTCTCCTTGCTTATCTCCTTTGGGTTTAATCCCCATTAACTGGCCCGTAGCGACTATGTGTTGGTCTACAAGTGGATGTCCTGCGGCTTTGATGTGTTCTTGGATGTGGACATCGTGGGGTTCGTTAGGGCCAGGGACTTGGGGATGTCCTGCGACCATAAGCTCGTTCTCGGCCATTGCCTTCTTCTGCTCGTCCTCGTCGCTTGAAATAACAATCTTATCCAAGTCTTTTGCAAATTTGAACCTCTTGAGTAGGCGTTCTACAAATTCACCTTTCTTAATTCTCTCAGGTGCGACGGACATTATTATTGACACCATATCAAGTAACTGTTTCTTATCTGCGGTTTCATCTTTCGGGGGAGCGGTAGAGCCTGCATCTATTGTTATTTGTATATCACTCTTTATTATTCTTCGTCTTTCAGCGGGGTCCATCTTTGAAAAATCAGGCCACATCTTCTCGGTAACAGGTTCGCCGAGTATTTCTTCAACCTTATCCTTGTCGTAGAACTGCATAGCCGACTGTGCTATCCACGAGGCAACATCAACTGTGTAGTCTTCTATCGTGTCTACGTTAGCGGCGAGTTTAGCCTGAAGACCTGACTGGCCTATTGACGCTTGTGTGGCTGTCCTCTGACCCGACTGGGCTTGGAACATCATCTGCCCCATAGAGGTTCCCATCTGTAAATCTTTGTCTATTAAATCGTCAACCTCAAAGACTCCGTTGGGTAAGTTGGTAGTCTGTGTCATTAAGAAAGCGGCTATGTTAGAAACTTTAGCTAAAGTAACGCCGTCTATGTTTCCTAACTTAGTCATATCCTCGTCAGTGGCTAACCCCTCCTGTGCTAAGATATAAGCTGTGGCTCTCTTACGCCATTTGACCATCTGAGTTCGTGCCTGTGACTTCTCAATGATTTGGGACATGATAGGTTTTAGAATATTTGTAGGATAAGGATTACATTGGTCTTCGTTTTGGATATTATCTTCAAACATCAGCGGTTTAAGAGGAAAGCCCTCGGCGTCGTAAGGCCATTTGCCTTTGAAGTGCCAATCGTCCGTCCTCATGGACATTGTTTTACGCTCTTGATTACGCCTATCCCAGATATGATATAACTTTATTGTTTCTATCTCATTGTCTTTAGAAGAATCCTTAGTACCGTCAGAGTATTTTCCTGTTGATACTCTTGTGTGCTGATAATTGTCGGGTTGATTAGCACGGCTTGACATTATACTTGTTTTGTTCTTAAAGAAAGGGTTCTCTTTGAAGTCCATCATAGGAACATCTTCTACTTCTATGATGTAGGGCATATTTTCTATGTACTGATAGCCATCGGGGATTAAAACATTGAAAGATGAGATGTGAGTAGCGAAAAGATTCTCCTCAGTGATGTATGCGTTCAATATTCCCTGTTCTTCGGGGGTTACATCCTCTGGGTCCTTATTAAAAATACCTTTTATAGTGTCTTTAAGGTCTGAAATAAGCGATTTTTGCTTAATTTCCTCTATTTTGGCTATATCTTGACCGATTTTAGCAGTATAACCCATCTTCAACCACCCGGGCGAGGTCAAATCAGCCGATAAGATGACCCGTTTGAACTGTTTTTTTAGTCTTAGGCGTCGCCACTCGTAATTAACGAGGGTATCTAAGGTGTCACAGAGGTCACCATAGGCATCGCCACGGTTCTTGATGAATATTTTTGGGTCTTTAAAGTATACAAGGGGGATTTGTTTGTCTATATACCATTTGGCAAAGTTTACCTCTACCCTTTCAGGGTCTATACCACTGTATAAATCTTTAAAATAATCACAGTTATATAATTTTATTGAGTCTTTCCAATCTGAGTGCTGTTGGTCTTGAAGTCCCTGTGCTCTGCTAATCCTGTCTTTCCAAATGCTTATCTCGCTCATTTATTCGTATTCCCTTTTATACAATCTAAACACAGCCAACCCCATTCACAACTCTCTTGTTCTTGGTCTATCGTTTGAATAAAAGTTCCGATTTCTTTACCGCAACATTCACATTTAGGATTCATTTGATATCTCCTTTTTCTAAATCATTCAATGAATTATAAATTATCATTGGAAACATTTTAATTTATGAATGCCTCTCTAACATTGAAATGTAACGTTGACGTTTAAGTCCTTCTATGGCTTGTTCTCTTGTTTGAAATGGATTATCTTTGCACGCTTTGTCTATCTGTGAATAAAACTCGTCCCACTCATTCGCTGTCCACATCTGCATCGTTCTTTTGGGCTTAGGTGCTACAGGTGCTTTCTTATAAAGTAAATGAGAAATCCCACGAATAGCAAGACCCAAAGACATAACACCGTCGTCGTGGAGACCAGAAGGAGCTTCATATCTAAACCTCCCTGAGGGTAACATTTCGTATGAGAAAGATTTTAACTCGTCTATAAGGAACTCGGTATCTTTGCAATTAGGAATACCAATGAGTCCTTGTTCAATGGCTACGATTAACTGCTCAACTAATTCTTGCTTACTTTCCTGAGTGAACTTAAAAGCTTTCGTATTCACCCCACCCCGTCTTAGGTCGTCCTCTATTGGGTCACCTAAGCCGGTACTATCAATGAACGCTAAATGCTTTTTGTAACGGGAACAAACTGACTTAATGAAATCTTTCTGTATTGCCCAGTCAATCTTGTTTGTTCTATATATCGCAACTACGGAGGCAGTGGAATTTCTGACCACTGTTATGACAGTGAAGTCTTCCGTCCTGCCTAAGTCTATTCCAATTGTGTAATACTCATTAGGTATTGGGTCTTCAAGTTTACCTCTGATACATTTGCTTATGTTCTTAAATACAGTTGCTTCGTCCTCTAAGAAGTCAGCTTCATACTCCTGCTTTAAAATCATCTCAGGAGTGGTGTTCTTGATTATCTCCCACTCTGACTTCGGGAAGTACGGGTTGCTAAAGGTTGGATGTTGCCAGGATTTAAAACCATCACGTCCCTCTTTGCCTTTAAGATAAATGTCATAGAACCAATTACGACCTTTAGGAGTACTAATGAATATCGCTTTGCCTTGCTTATCACCAAGGGTAGGTCTTACGCCGTTCTCCCAACTTTCCTTTGAAATCCTACTCGTTTCATCTAAGATAGCAATATCTATACCTGCACCGATTAACCCATCAGGGCCACGGTCTGCTGATTTAAACTCAGCAAAGCCTATCTTACCAAAGTCCATTCTCATCTCTGTTTGGTGTTTACTTACAATAGCGTCTTTAAGCACGTGTTCCGCCGTAAGCCAATCTTCTCGTACTAAGGGGAACGTTGGTGCTACGACCCAACCACGCTGTCTACGGCCTGTTTCAAGGTATCTAAGCATCATGGTCTTAAACAACTGCCTCATAGCAAAGAATGTCTTGCCCCATCTTCTCCCACAGGCTATGACCTTGAACCTTGCGGGGTCGTTCTCTATGTCCATCTGTAAGGCGTAAAGCCCAGGAAGAACTATTTGCTTATCCATCTAAGTCACCGTTGTCTTCCCATTCATCCTCAGCTACTTCGCTTTCTTCTTCCATGTCACATTCACGTTCAAGCAAGGTCCATAAGGGGTGTTTCAACATCTTGAGTGCCTCGGACACAGTTTTGTAGTTCCTCGCTCACAACCACAGCCATAGGTATTCGGCAATGTTATGTCAAGTTGAATAGTAGAAACAGAGGTATCACAACGTCCTATAATGTTATCTCTCTGGTCTTCTATGTCCTTTTGTATCTTAACTATCTTATTCCAATCTTCTTTATTCATATATAAACCCTTTCACGGGGAGAAATATCAGGGTCCTAAAGACCTGTTTATATTGGCTTAAGCCTTTATCTACTTGATATGTGGTGTCTAAGGACCCCTAAACGTTTAACCTTAGCCCTCTAATAGAGGATTTAAGGCATTATAAAAGCACTCACTGATAACAAAGAACCACTTTTAAAACTGATATCGGGGTAAGAATGGTATACTCTTCTCTAGTACATACCCTCCCTACCCATCCCCTACCCCTCACTACCTGCTATGGTCTTGTCTGTCTTGTCTTCTAACTGCTTGTCTTGTATAGGCTTAGCTTGTATGTTGTCTGTTGGTAAGGGTGTAGTCTTGTCTATGATGATTAGACGGTCTATGCTTTGATTGTTAGTTGTTTCTGGTTTTAAAAGACCTGATACACGGGCTTGGAGTTCTAGATTGCGGTGCAGATTCGTTATGTCTTCTGCCTTGATACACATCTTGTTAGCTTTGCGTATGTCTCTGCGTATGCTGTCTTCATCGAAGTAAGTTCTAGTATGCTTCTGTATATGCTTCTTTGCTTCTCCGCTAAGGCAGGAACTCTCTGAATATCCTACTTCCCGCATTGTTTTTGTTAGATTATAGGCATTCTTCGGTAGGCGTTTAATGACTTCTTTGCATTTACCTGTCAAGTAGTGGCTCCTGATGTTTTATTGCGTCTAATAGCTTGTAATACGGTATTTAAGGGGTAAATAAAGCCTTATATCTGTTTACTTCTCGGCTTTTCAGGCGTCCTCAAACCGGAGCAAGAGAAAACAGTCTAAAAACTCTTTACCCACAATTTAAACAGACCTGAGTGAATTTTATAATCAGAGAACTGCAAACGTAACTGGGCAAGTATATCAAACCATCCCAGTCTTAAAAACCTTTTAAAGAATAAGAGTCAAACCTCTATAAACACTCTTTAAGGAAAATATCTTCTTGCCTTTATCGGCCCCGTTGTATCGTCAACGGCGGACGCTGGGCCTCTTAACGAGAACTTGCCCTTTTAAAGACCGTATATCCGTTGACAAAAAAACGGGGAGCGTTTGCTAACTCCGGGTTAGATATTTTTTTGTTTTGGTTTGAGGTTAAATTCATTTACACGTTTCCACAACTAAAGTATATCATATTCTCTGACGAATGCAACACGTTGTTACTATATATTAAGGAAGGTATAAACTATTTTAAAATAGTTGTTGACAAACAATAATACATATGGTAAACTTCTTATTATAGAAAGGATAAATACAAATGAAAACTAAATATCAGATTATTATGGACAGGGAATTAAAAGAATTACAACGAATATCAAAGAAACGGGAAGCCGAGAGAAAGTTTCGTAAATTACATAGAACTGAAATTTTGGCGGCATATAGAAAATGGTATTATACAGTTTATAGAAAACCCACGTTGCAAGTTATTAAAGCTCATAGCCGTTTAAATTGGGCAATAAAAACAAAAAAAATAGACAGACCAAATGTTTGTTCTATATGTAAAGAAAACAAAAGAATTGTAGGGCATCACCAAGATTACGCTAAACCCCTAAAAGTATTATGGATTTGTCATAAATGTCATAAAGCAATACATAATAAAAAACAAAGTAATCTAACCGCAGTATAACAAGGAGGAAAAGATGAAGACAATATTTCCGTGCTGGGATAAGGGAATAAAAAGCTATGAGTTAGGCGGAAAGGTTCAATGCGATGTTTGCGGTTCATTTAGCGGAGTAAAGAATCGTTTATATTGGAATACCAAAAAGAATTTTACAAGGTGTGTATCTTGCGGATCAGTAGAAGTAAAACATATTCATACTGGTGAAATACTAAATCAAAAAGTTAATTAGGAGTTTCTATAACATTTTTGGGTTTATGTAGATTGTTTAAATACATAGTTTATTAACAGCACTATAACAGGCGAAAGCCAAAAGGGAGGGTATATGTCAATGGCTTGTGATAGGTGTAAAAATAAGAAGTGCGAATTGAATAATTGCCTTTGTTGGCTATGTAAAAGGGATATGTGCAGGGGATGCCCTATATTCAAGGCATATCATGCCTCTAATGCCCCTTTACGCTCGTTTTTAGGGGTATTGGTAGGCGTTGGGCTTCTACTATATACCTTTAATAATGCCATGGCAGAAGATGTCAAGATGTATAAGATTATTCAAATTGAGAGCAATGGAAACCCGAGAGCATACAATAAATCAAGTGGAGCAAGAGGGTTATGCCAAATTACTCAGATATGTTTAAATGAGTGGAATAACTACAAAGCAGGGGCTTGGGGTCTTCTATTGCCTGTTGATTTATGGAACCCCGACATTAATCTCGCTGTTGCCACTTGGTATATAAACGAAAGAATACCTCAGATGTTAAAGTTTTATGATATTAAGGATACCATTGAGAACCGATTACGGGCTTATAATAGCGGAATTGGCACGTTAGTTAAGGGGCGATACCCACAAGAAACGAGGGATTATGTCAGAAAATACTTCAATCAATAGGCGTATGAAATGGTACTACAAGACAACACGTCAGGGGCGTTGCCAGGCGTGTGCTAAAATGGTATGGCGAGCAGGGGCAACAAGGTGTTATGGTTGCAATATGAAAAATAGAAAAATGGGAAAAGAGATGATAAAGAATTTAATTACCGATTGTAGAAAGGGGAGAAAATGATTAAATGTTTGAATTGTTTATTTTACGATATTGTAAAAGATATATGCAAGGATGATATCAAACAATCAGGCAAATGTAATTTTGTTTTAATGACAGACAGGGCTTATAGTAAACGAGATATAAAAGAAAAAGAAATTTCGTACAATAAAAACAGAAAGGGGAGAGAATGACTGCAAGATGTAAGCTGTGCCGATGTGTACATGAAGTAGACGAAGATGGATTTTGTTTCCAATGCTCAGAGGATATAAAGAGAGAGCATTTAAGAGGAGATGAAGCAGTTTCAATAGATAATGAGGATTATTACGAACACCAAAAACAGGAGGATGAAAATGAACAAATTTAAAATCGGCGAATTAGTAGAGGGGCATATAATGGGAAAGATTAGGGAAATAACACGGGTATACGACGGAAAAATAAAGTATAACATTACCGACGATAAAGGGAACAATGCTTTTCTTTATGAGAGCGAAGTATTCCCAATGGTTACACCAGAAGAACTTGAAAAGCAAAAGTAAATTTGTATTTTAAAATAGGTTATGATATACTTTAATAATCAAAACAAAGGAGAATAAAATGAGCTACTACCAGCAAGGAGATGTGGTAATTAAAATTGTTTCAGGCGTTAAGGGCAAGAAGTTAGACCATTTAACTTTGGCGAAAGGCGAAGCAACGGGTCATCACCATACTATTACTAAAGGAGATGCCGAACTTTACGAACACGAAGGCACGCTTTTTTTACAGGTGCAGTCTGATGAGGCCGAGCTTACCCACCAAGAGCATAAAACCATTATATTGCCTAAAGGCACTTATGAAATTGGTATAGTAAAAGATTACGACCACTTTAGCGAGGAGGCAAAAAATGTCGTTGATTGAGAAATTGACTCCTTCTCAAGAGAATCAATTAGCAGTCTATCGGAATAAATGGCTTGCAATAGGGCTATCCACTGACCGAATTAATAGAAAACAAAAGATAGAGGATTTTATTGTTTTCAATTCGATTGTTTTGGATTATAAAGAACGTCCTGTTGTAGTTTTTATGGACTCTCCTTTAACTGCATGGATAGCGACTTTGCTACTGTATAATTTTTGCTATAACAAGTGCGGTAAGGAGTCGCAGGTGAGGTCGCAGGTGGAGTCGCAGGTGAGGTCGCAGGTGGAGTCGCAGGTGTGGTCGCAGGTGGGGTCGCAGGTGAGGTCGCAGGTGGAGTCGCAGGTGTGGTCGCAGGTGGGGTCGCAGGTGGAGTCGCAGGTGAGGTCGCAGGTGGAGTCGCAGGTGTGGTCGCAGGTGGGGTCGCAGGTGTGGTCGCAGGTGAGGTCGCAGGTGGGGTCGCAGGTGTGGTCGCAGGTGGAGTCGCAGGTGGAGTCGCAGGTGTGGTCGCAGGTGTGGTCGCAGGTGAGGTCGCAGGTGGAGTCGCAGGTTAAAGATATTGTGTGGCCTTACCTTAATGGCAACTTATGGGCAGGATACTTTTCATTTTATGACTTCTGTAATAAAGTTTTAGGTATTAAATTTCAAGTTCAAGATAAATGGGATTTACTACTTAAAACTTCCGATGTTAGCTTAATTTATCCATTTAAAGATTTCATTGTAGTATCTGAAAAGCCAACTAATATTAAGATGAAAAACATGATGTTGCACAATGAAAAAGGCCCCTCAGTTTCCTATGCTGATGGGTTTTGTCTATACGCTTTAAATGGTGTTAGAGTGTCGAAAGAATTAGTAGAAACTTCTGCCGAGAAACTTGACCCACAACTTGTCGCTAAAGAAACCAACGCTGAAATCCGTAGAGAGATAGTTCGTAAGATAGGCATTGAAAGAATTTGTCATAAACTTGGCTCATCTCTCTTAGAGAAACGTTGGGGGTATGAGTTAATAACCCTTAACTTGGGAGATAGGGTGCGTCCGTATCTTAAAATGGTCAATCCAAGCACGGGAACATATCATTTAGAGGGGATAGAACCGAGTATTAAAACAGTCGAGGACGCTCTTAACTGGAGAAATGGGATAAAGAAATACGAAGAACCACTAATATTAACTTAGGAAAGGAGTTGATAAAATGAAACCACTTGAAGTATTAGAATACGTCAATGGAAAGTTAGGAACGAATATCGTCTATTCCAAATTGTATGTTTGGGAAACCGAAGGCTTGACACCAGAGCCAGCAAAGGGCGAGGACAACAAGCAAAGAGAGTTTACAGACGCAGACGTTAAGAAGATTATGGACGTTGTAGTATTAAAGGAACTGCAATTCACAAACAAGCAGATTAAGCAGATAACCGAGAACAAAAAGATGTTCAAGCATTGGATACAGGCAAAGATTATCCTG